TCGGGTATTGGATTGGTCAAAAACAACTCTATCACCAACGCTAAATTGGCTAATTTAAGTGGTACATCTCGACTTAAAGGATCGTCTAGTTCGTCTACGGCAGCAACGGATCTAACTTTAGGCGCGGGTCTAACCATTATAGGAACAACTCTTGACACGTATTCTACAACCTTATCATTAGTATCGTTCACAGGTGGTATCACATATCCTAAAGTTACAGGTGTTGGGGAAACAACCATAACATATGGTAATTTTACAGGTTATGTAAGATATACCGATTTAGGAGTTGACAATAGGGAGTTGTGGTCATACCCAGGCGGTATTTATAATCCTCTTTGGGTTAATGGTTCGTCTCAACAAGCAACATATATAGCTTTTGTTCCAGACTATACAACCATTAATACAACTAAATCTTTCAAGATAGTTGAATATCCATACTATAGGTTGTTTCCTACCAATGAAGTAGCCGAGATCGTTTTCTACACCATTGCAACCAGAAACCCATGCAAACTATTATTTACTTCGTTTGTCAGTTTTATGCCTGGATATTGTGGTACAACATATCATAATAAAATAGAAGTTTTTACAACGGGTAGTAAAAAACTAAAACCAGACGCTTATACCATAACTCCTGAAGCTACAAATTTTGGTGCTGTGGTTGGACCATACTTTCATTTAGGAGTGGGTAGTGTCGAAGTTGCTGGTAGAAACTACCTTAACGATATATATTCGACATATGTGATAATTGACGATCCATTCGTTCAAGGGGCTTCGTCGAATATGACGGTGACAGTCGGAGGTCGTGGTACCGTGGGCAATGAGGGTCAACAGTTTTTCAGAACGACAGGTGTCGGTGCTAAAATCTTGGGAACATCAACCAGAATTATATTTGAACCGGTTAACGCCAACTCTACATCAGACTACTCGATTGTTGCTCCCACAAAGTGGACATACTACAAATTAATTGTGCTTCCAGGGTCAAAAATCATCATTGTTCAACCTCACAATGTTGGTAATTATAATAGTGCCTCTACAGCATTAGCTTCTACTCATATTTATGATACACCACCTTACAACACTTATGATAGATGGATACCTACCGTATTCGTAGGATATATGGCTATTAGTGGTTCATTTGACCTAAATGCAAATTGGGCATCTAATGTAGGGTTGTATTCATTCTATACGACAAATAAGGTTTTAATAACGTAGAAAATAAATGTCTTACTCCTGATTTTGACCTTAATTTAGATATATTAAATGTTAGGGTTGATTCTAACACTAAAATGTTCAAATTTCGACAACAGATTCAAGTTACGAATCAACCTTAATCAAAAGAAAATATCACCTTATCCTTTTAAAGGTGCTGGTAATACCATAAATTATTCAAGTTTTGAAAACGCATATTAAATAGAAAAAATTTTAATTAGTAGATTCTTAGTGGTTTATTAAACCATTAATCCACTTTTTTACTTTAATGGTTTATCAAACCATTAAAGCAAAATGTAATTTTGGATATATTAAATTACGTCTCGTTCCAATATTTTAAAAATTCATGGGCAAATTCGACCATCGGAGGTAAATTGTTTGCGGTATAGTAATCGGTATTTTGCCAAATCAAAAATGTTTGATTTATTTTTTTCAATTTCTGACTGGAAAACATTTTTTTGTCTATAGTCGGACTTTCAAAGTGAAATCTCCCGTCTTGTATTTTCATAAATGCTCCGATAAAGTCGAATACCTCAAATCCCGACCTTAAGTACGAATGAGGGCATTTCCTTATATTTTCAGCTTCAATGGTGTTTATATACCATTTCGGTGGTTCTGTTTTAAAAAATGGTCCCATATTAGCATATTGTTTTCCTTTCAAACAAACATAAATTTCAAGGTTTTCAGAACCATAATCTGTTAAATTAATTGTGTGTTTAATATGTTTACCATTGTACACCTTGGTACTAACTTTTCCATTTGTAATGTTTCTTATATAAACATATAGTCTCTGCTCATCATAACCTTCGTAATAGCAGCTTACTGTTATGGTCGGTCTTTCCTCAACATTTATAATTTCATTCCAAGCATGTTTACACTTGTAAGCATCAACACACTCATCGTCGACATAAATCTCTGCGTCCATACCCATTGTAATAGTTTTGTTTTATGATTTATTTCATCTTAAATTTCAATTTTTAATTTAAGAAATTTTAACGACAATCAATGTTATTAAAATTTTATCTTTTCATTCCACAGTTATGATCCTTCGCACCACTTATTACCACACTCTGAACACAACGCAAACACGGTCATAGGTTCGTCAATTGACCTGGTCTGCTTGGAAAACGAAAAAATTTTTCTACACTTGCACTTGTGGCACTGCAATACCCCATCAGATATCTCATACGGACAAACCATAAAGTTGTTTTCTTCCTCTTCACGTAATTTTTCTTTTTCAAAGGTAGGATGTGACCATCCCAGGTTATTTTTTTTTATAAAGGATATAGCCACCATCAACTTATTTTTCATGTTTTCATTCTTAGGGTCAGACAGTAAGCATAATATTTCATAAATTTTTGATGCTTGATTAGGACCTTCCGTCTTCTTCAAAATGTAATCGATGTTTTTTTGTTTCTTAAAGTATTTTTTAAGGCTGTTTTCAAATGTTTCAGTCATGTTTATTTTTATGGTTTTTTTATCTTTAATTTTCATTTTATTTATTTTTAGGCTAATGGAGGCAAACGGCCTTTAAACTAAAAATTTTGTTAAACATAAGAATAAATAACCTAAATAAAAGCAAGTTAACAAAATGGCCCAAAATAGCGAAAGCGTCAACATTACTTTGTTGGAATCTATTAAAAATTTTATGGAGGATTTATCTTCGGTTGCAAACTCTAAAAATTTTACAGACTTTTATACCATTGTCAAACGAATAGACGAAACAAAGGTCAAATCGTACAATAAACTTGTAAACGGTTTTAAGGTCTTCTTTGACAACAATAAAGAATGTTTGGTTAAAGGTGATTTTGATCATCTTTCTAACCATTCTATCGCATACACGTCTGATAATGGTTCCTTCTCCTTTGATTTTTATACAATCTTTCACGAAACCGATGAAGACAATCAGGAAGTTATTAAGGATCATTTGAACCATATTTGGATTATTTTAAACAACAGCGAAAATAAAAGTCCCGAAGAGCTTTATATCGATAAAATTTTTAAGGACTTGAAAGGAAAATTTTCCCCCGATCTGAGTAGAGAAGAACAAATGACGATCGCGAAAGACTTGTTTTCCGACTTTCAGAAACAAAACTTGGACATTTCTATCGTCGTTAAGGTAGCGTGTTCAAAGGCTAGAGAAGTCATAGCCGATAAGGAGGACAACGAGAAAACTATGGCTTTAATTGACGCTGTAGAAGAGATTGATATCAACAACTTTAATATGGTTCAATTTATGGCTTTGGTCGGAAAGGTTGGAACTCTATTTTCCAATGGTGAAAATAGTCCTTTAAGTGGATTGTTTTCATCCGTGTTTTCAGATAACTTTCTACCACCATTTGAAACTTTAAGTATTGAAAATGGTGATGACAAAGAACCACAAACCGATCTTTAAATTAATTAATTTTTAATGCTTTAAATAAGCATTAAAAATTATGTTTTCAAACGCTGTGAGTGTGACTCTGAAAGTCAGAGATTCAAAAAAAAATTGAACAGCTGTCGTCGATTGGAATACAGAATAAATAAATGTTTACTGTGAACAATAAAAAAGTTGTATTAAGTTCAGACGACACCTTAGACAGTCTAAAGGGAAAAATATCGGTCGAACTCAATACGTTACCTCAATTTTTACCTTCTTCTTTGGAAATCAAAGATGGTGGAAACTATACCATTAAACCTATTTTTTTTCTGGAAAACAAATCAATTAAAATGGGTGATGAAAACCTTAAATTGGAAGACATCAAAAAACAGGTTGAAAACGATCCTGAACAATTAAAAAAATTTTATATCGTTTCAAAGGTTCAAACGACCATTGACGATTTCGGAAATCAACCAGATATGGCTATAAATTATGCTTTTCTTGGACTTGAAACCGAATTTGGGAGTCTTGATGAAAATGTATGGAGAAATCGAGTATCGATAATACAAGAATTTGAAGATTTAATTAGGCAAAATGTAACCACAAACAAGAAAAAAATTCAAACTATTAATGTGTGGTCCAAGGTTAATCCAACCTTTAATTTTACATCGTTTGTTATGAATAAAATTAATCATCAAACCGAAATCCAAAATTTAAATAATTACAACGAATTAATGGTTTTTGACAGTATTAAATTAAACAACGTTGTGATAGGTTGTTTTTATCAAGAAATGGTTAAATATAATCCCGAGTTTGTACATGGCATAGATGAGTACCTAAAACAAGACAAGTTGTTGAGTCGAAAAATTAAAGCATCGGATATCGTTAGAATTATGGTTATTAACCCCCATCAACGTCTAAAGTACAAAATGATTAATGTGTTTGTTAAAGAGGATACAATAACCTTTTCGATCGAAACTGTAATTAATCAAGAATCTACGGTCTCCAAGACCTTTAAAAATTTAATAAAAGAAATAATTTTAAATATTGGTAGCAATGAAGCTTATAGCACAAGACAAGAGAAAGATTTGTATTATGGTTCTTATTCGGCATCAATTTCAATACCAACGCTTGTTTTAAAAGAATTGGCCACAAACGACCCCAACGTATACTCTATAACATATATTAACGAAAGTGCTTTAATCAACACCAGAAAAAATAATTTAAATATTTTTCTAAAAGGTAAAAATAAAAGTACAAGTGACCACGTCGGAGTGACGCTGTTTGAAAAACCAGATACCGTCGGCACTCTAGTAAGAATTAAAAAATTAATTGGTGGCAATAACCTTCAAAATCAAATAAATGAGGGAGTGGCTATTGTTAACAAAATTTTAGAATATTCAAAATCCAAGGTTGAACCAATCTTAAAATATTATCAAAAATACATATCGAATTTAAAGGTTGAATTAAAACCTACAGAAGAAATTTTAAACGATAAAGAAACTATGCTTAAAACACTCGTTCCAGAAATTTTTGTATCCAACTATACCAGGTTATGCAATAAACCACCTGTAATAGTCGATAAAGAGTCTGAAATGGTAGAAAATGAGCTTGTTTTAAAATTTCCAATTTATGGAGAATCAGAACCTAAATTTTACAAATGTCCTTACCCAGATTACAAATACCCCGGGTTAAGGGAGAACCGAACTTTAAAAAATAAAGATATATTTCCATTTGTACCGTGTTGTTATCAAAAACCACAAAACAAGAGTAAAAATTTTAAGCTGTATCACAACCAAGAAGTCTACAGTCAACGAATAAATTCGGGAGAGGTTGGAAAAACCTTAAAAATATTATCTCCAAAAAGAATAGGTGTATTGCCTCCTAAAATTAATAATCTTTTTTTATACTCCATAGGATACAAATTTTATAGATATGGTTCACCATTAACTCCAAACAGTTGTTTGGATATTTTAAGTATGATTAGCGGTAACCGAAATACATCTCAAACAATTCGGTCGGAATTAGCCCAAAGAACAGAGTTGTGCAAAGGTGAACTCAACCATTTAACTCCAGATGAAATTTCACAAAAGTTAATGGATCCAAACACTTATATAAGTCCGAGATATTTTAAAGGTGCCTTGGAGGATTACTATCAGATATCATTTATTCTATTTTCAAAGGATAAAGATGACTTTAGTGAATACCCAAATAAATTTCTAAAGTTTATTTGTCCATTGAAAAAACAGGTTATATTTCTACTTGAACACGAAGAACAACAACACACAGAGCTAATTGTGGACGAAGAGACCTTAAACTATCTAAATAGATCGGGGAAAACTCCCATTTTTTTGTTTGAAAGAGGTGATGCTCCAGTTAAAAAAATGTTTTCTCTACTTAAGGATAGATTCAGGTATACTCTTTATAATATTGATAATAAAGGTTTTGAAAACCTTCAAAATTATCACGATTCGTTTAGCGTGTATCCATGGGAAAAAGTGTTGGGAAACGGTAAAATTGTCACCGATGGCGGTGTACAACCACTCAGCCAATATATCGATAAATATGGACAAACTAGACTTGT